TTTGAAATACGCGATATATAAGCATGTTCTGATATCGCTGAAAAAGTAAATACCTGTAGCTGATCGTTATTCTGTTTGGAATAAAGAGGATATTCGGTTACGATAAATGATAGTTTTAATTCCTTTACGTTGTCCTCATCGGTCTTTGTAATATCAATCGTGATTCTTTCCTGCCCAATCAGCGAATGGAATTCAATTAAATTCGTAGCATCTTTTACGCTAAAAGAAGCAATTAATGTTGGTGAATATATGCTTTCTTTTATGCTAAACTCAGTGATTAAGTGCTGAATATCAAAGGTTTCAGCCTTGTGATTTGTCAAATTAATACTGTTAACAAGATACGCCGAGGGTACAATTGATCTACCTTGTTCTGTAAGTCCACTATTCATTAATCAATTCTTTAAATCTACGAGCAAATTCGTCAATTTTTTCTGGTCGAATTACTTTTATTTCTCGATTTAATTCGTTTAATTCCTTTTCATATTCAAGATTCGTTACATATGCAGGACTCGAAGTAAAAATACCATTTGGATTAAATGCTTCGTAGCCCGATACTCTTTCTCCTTCACTGTTTAAATAGTGATGAGGTGCGTTTTTTTCAAGAAGAATACTCGTATAAAAGTAAAATGCTTCTTCGTTTGCCATGTAATCAGCAAACGCCTGATAAAAGGAATCACCGCCAACTATTATGTTAGAGTCAGCAGGGAATGCTCGATTATAAAAATATGAAAAGTCTACCTCAGGAAGCTGTCTCATATAATTATAAAAGTCAATATTCCATTGTTTTCTTATTAATTCTACTTGTTGATATTCCACGCTAAAAACGTTGTAAGGATTTATAAACTCGAAGAAAGATAAGTTGCCTGGATTAGAACCAATTATTGAATTAAAGTCTGTATCGTTTACTTTTTTAAATTTAGCAGTATATGTTTCAGCATCATACTCATCAAAATACATTCTTTCTTCTGGATTATTTTTATTGTACATCGAAACATATTGATTAAACGGAAACTCGTTTGGCGTAATGCTATCACCCGCCGAAGTTACTATTGCAAGTCTATTGTATTTTTCATCAATATATTTTTCAAGCGTGTATTCGCTTTTAGGCCATGCGCGGTATCCATCTTTTAAATGGTCATTTGCAATAAAAAAAGTCCAATAATATTCTGGCGTATTATACAGAAGCTGCGATACAATATCAGGCCGAGCGCCATCAATAATATTATATTTCATATACACAACTGAATCTTCTGCTAAAATGTCGTTTACATCAACGATGCGCGATATATCAACTAATGTTTGTAACTGGCCAATCGAAAATGTATCGTATTCTTTTGTTGGAAATTGTTTAAAAAAGCTCATAAATTTTTATTCCTTTGCTGGTATTTTTTCTGCGCTTGAATCTGTTCCAGCCTGTAACATAGTAGGTTGACCATCAGCACCAATTTGTCTTTCGTTCATTTGGCCTGATTCCATTTTAATTAAATCATCACGAGTAAGTACTCTTGTTTCTTGATAGGTGATTGACATATCAACTTCAAGTGGCGCGCCGTCTGTAAAAAAGATATTCTGACCAGAATTAAAATTAGTATTTACAGTCGTTAAATAAGAACTAAATATGGCTGGAATAAATTTATTTTCTTTACCTGTTTCGAAATCAATAAACTTAATTGTCCAAACTGGTGGATAATCCAATGTGAATTTATTTTCGCCTGTTTGTGGTTTAGCGTATGTGTAGTAACGAAAACGTTGATGTATTTGCCTAATTGCATCTGCCTCTGCTTCACTATTTGCAATCATTTTAAAAGAAAAAGTAAATTGTCTAACAGCATTTCCTGTAAAATTGCTATTCGTATTTGGATTAGTTAACGCTCTGCTTGACAATTTAGCTTGTTCAGCAAATGGTGTCATTTGCATTCCAATTGTTGCAGCTTGACCACCTTTAAGAGTAGATGCTTGGTCAACGACTGAACCTATGCCAGCGCCTGCAGCACCAAGTATTCCTGCACCTCCGGCTGAAGCGTCTGATACTGCTTCAACTGCTCCTGCGCCAACCGTGCCAAGTATTCCTAAGTCAATAGTACCAAACGCAGCACTATCATTAAATGATATTCCAGTAGGACATGGTAAATAAATTGTTTGCGGCACAACCTTTTCGCCTTCTTTTGTGAATGCCGTAAGCATAACAACCTGTTGCTTTGGTGTACTCGTTAAATTTAAAGGATATTGTAACAATCCTTTATTATTAAATGATAATCCTTTTAAATTACCAAATAGTTCTCGTGTTAGCTTTGATAGTAATGACATATAAATACCTTTGTAGTTATTTATAATAAAATCATGACATATTCAGGCCGTTATAGACCAAAGAACATTGGAAAATACGAAGGAAACGCTTCAAATATTAAGTATCGATCACTTTGGGAAAGACAGGTGATGCGGTGGTTGGATAATAATCAAAGTGTCATTGGTTGGAATTCAGAAGAAATTGTCATACGATATCGCTGTAAAACAGATGGACAGACACACAAATACTTTACAGACTTTTTTATACGAATGAAAGATGGTAAAAAGTATTTAATTGAGGTTAAACCTAAAAATCAAACAACACCGCCAAAAGAACCAAGGCGAAAAACAAAAAGGTACTTAAAAGAAGTTATGACATACGCCAAAAACATATCTAAATGGGAATCTGCTAAGGTGTATGCTCAAAAAAATGGTATGATATTTCAAATTTGGACTGAAGATACTATTAAAGGTTTAGGTATAAAGTTACTCACATAGTTATAAATAGATATAATGGCTATATCATACATAGATAGATTACAATCACAGGCATTTAAAGCTGGTGTTCAAAAAAATACTGAAAAGTCTCTTAATTGGTTTAAAAATCAGTTAAGAGGTATGAAATCAATAAATAGACAAACACTTTTAAAGGACGAAAACTTAAAACAAAGAAGTCGTCCATTACCTGGCCGCATGTTCATGTATTTTTACGATCCTAAACACAAGAAAACACTTCCTTATTACGATAGATTTCCTTTAATTTTTATGGTAGAAAAAGCAAAAGGTGGTTTTTTTGGTTTAAATCTACACTATTTGCCGCATAAACAACGCGCACTTTTCTTTGACAAACTTGTAGACTATAGTACAAATAAACGTTATGATTTAAGCACTCGCTTAAGACTATCTTATAATCTTCTAAAGAGCGCTTCAAAATTAAGTATGTATGGCCCATGTTTCAAACACTATTTAAGCGAACATGTACGTTCTAAAATGATTGAAGTACCAGCAAGTGAGTGGGAAACTGTTTTATTTTTACCAACTGAAAACTTTAAGAAAAAGAGTCTATCTACTGTTTGGTCTGACTCAAGAAAAATGATTTAAGATGAGCTTTATAGACACAGTTAAAAACGCAGCCAATCCAAGTACTATTGATTCCTTTAAGGCAAATATTGGAAAACACGGTGGATTGGCACCGCAAAATCGATTTGTCGTTATTATGACACCACCACAGGCAAGTCTTTTAAATTTTGATTTGCAAGGTGTAGCTGCGTCGTTATTAAGTAGCACATTTGACCCAATGTCGCTAATTAACGATCCAAGAGATGTAGCTCTATTGTGCGAGTCTTGCTCATTGCCTGGTAGACAAATTCAAACAATTGAACATGCAGACTTTAGACAGTCAACCAAAAGACCAAACGGATATTTCAACGAAGACGTTACATTCGTATTTCATTTAACAAATGATTATTATATGAGAAAAATGTTTGATAAATGGTCTGGTATGATAATTGACCAAGAATCATACAAATTAAACTATAAAGCTAACTATGTTTCTGATATAATTATTCAACAGCTTGACCAAAACAACACACCAATTTATGGCGTTAAATTAAGAAATGCTTTCCCTACGACATTGCAAACAGTTGAACTAAATAATTCTGCTACTGATACTACACAAAAATTAAGTATCACTATGGCGTATGATGATTATGAACCTGAAGGTGCTATCTCCTCCGTGCTTTCAGGAATTAAAGAAGTAGTAGGAGGAATACGAAGAATAATATAAAAAGTGATATAAATTATGACATTACCAAAACTAGAATCGCCGAAGTATGAAGC